ATACTACAACTTACACAGATAGGATTGCAATTTGATGAATCAAAATCGCAAAATCCATTTGCCTACTATACAGCTGCAGTTACAAATTCGTTTGTAAGAGTTATAAACATAGAAAAGCGTAATCAAAATATTAGAGATGATATTTTAGAGATGAACCACTTAAATCCTAGTTACACCCGACAGAGTCAAGGTGAATGGGAAAACCAACTTAAAAGAGAAGCTGAAGTCAAAAAAACTTCTTGACTTTAGTTACTTTTTGCGTTACACTTTATAGTAACATAACTGAGGATTGAATATTGTTTAAAAAAGCAGCAGTTTTTACTGATATCCATTTGGGTCTTAAAGGCAATAGTAAAGTTCACAATGATGATTGTGAAGAATTTGTGGATTGGTATATAGATCAGGCACAGGCAAACGGCTGTGAGACTGGTATTTTTTGTGGAGATTGGCATCATAATCGTAATTCACTTAACCTAACTACTATGGATGCTACTATCCGATGCTTAGAAAAACTAGGAAAAGCATTTGATAAGTTTTATATGTTTGTTGGTAATCATGATTTGTACTACAAAGACAAACGTGATGTAAGTTCTACTGAATTTGGAAGACACATTCCAGGTATAACACTTGTAGACGACATCTATGAAGAGGATGACGTAGCACTTGTGCCTTGGTTAGTAGGTGACGAATGGAAAAAAATTGAAAAGATTAAAGCCAAATATATGTTTGGTCACTTTGAACTTCCTAGTTTCTATATGAACGCAATGGTACAAATGCCAGACACAGGCGAATTACAATCTAAACATTTTGTACATCAAGAATATGTATTCTCTGGACATTTTCATAAACGACAAAAACAAGGATCTATACATTATATTGGCAATGCTTTTCCACACAATTATGCAGATGCATGGGACGATGATCGAGGAATGATGATTCTTGATCGAGAAAATAACAAAGAGCCAGAATATTTGAGTTGGGCAGACTGTCCCAAGTATAGAACTATTGGTCTAAAACAGTTATTAGAAGACACAGATAATATTATCAAACCTAAAATGTATCTACGTGTTACAATTGATGTACCTATTTCGTTCGAAGAAGCAACATTTATTAAAGAAACATTTGTAAATCAATATAAGTGTAGAGAAATCAGTCTTATTCCTCAAAAACAAATGGAGGAAATTTCAACAGATGTTGATATCCAACAGTTTGAAAGTGTAGATCAAATTGTAAGTGGAGAAATATCAGCAATCGATTCAGAACAATTCAACAAAAAGATGTTATTGGACATCTACAACGAGCTATAATGATTAAAATTAAAGATTTAACAGTTAAAAATTTTATGAGCGTGGGCAATCAAACCCAGGCTGTTGATTTCAACAAGGAACAACTAACACTTGTGCTTGGTGAAAACCTTGATCAAGGCGGCGATGACGCAGGATCAAGAAATGGTACGGGCAAAACCACTATCATAAACGCCCTCAGTTATGCTCTGTATGGAGTTGCCCTTACCAACATTAGAAGAAATAATCTAATCAATAAGACCAACGGAAAAGGTATGTTGGTTACATTGCATTTTGAAAAAGACGGTATTGACTATAGAATTGAACGCGGCCGTTCACCTAATGTACTAAAGTTTTATGTGGACGATCAAGAACAAGAATTAGATGATCTAAGTCAAGGAGACAGTCGTAAAACACAAGAATCAATTGGTGAATTATTAAACATGAGTCATGATATGTTTAAGCATGTTGTGGCACTAAACACCTATTCTGAACCATTCTTAAGTATGAAACAAAATGATCAACGTGCTATCATCGAACAGTTGCTTGGTATAACTATACTTTCTACCAAAGCAGAAATATTAAAAGAACAAATGCGACATACTCGAGAAGCAATCGCAGAAGAAAATGCAAAAATTAACGGTGTACAAAACGCAAACGAAAAAATCAAAGATACTATTGAAAGCCTACGTAACACACAGCGAGCTTGGTTGAGCAAACAACAACAAGATGTTGACAGATTACAAAGGAATATAAACGAACTAGAGCATTTAGATATTAATGTAGAACTTGACAATCATGAAAAACTACAAAACTGGACTGAATTAAACAATGCAATCGTGGCTCTTAATAAAGAAAAAAGTACACTAGAGAGTGCATTACTACGTGCTACAAACAGCGTTGAAAAAGCAGAAAAAGACATTGCAAATTTAGGAGATGCTACCTGTTATACTTGCGGACAAGCACTGCATGACGACAAAAAAGCAGAACTTGAAGACCGAAAAGACAAAGAATTAGCAGATGCTCAAGCATACCATAAAGAAGTTGCAGATAAACTAAAAGATGTTGTAGACGGTCTTGAAGAAATAGGTGACATCAACGGACGTCCTGACACATTTTATGAAACTGCTAAAGAAGCATACGAACATAGAAACAATGTTGACAGTTTGAGGCAGAGTTTAGAAAACAAACATGCTGAACAAGATCCATATGAAGCACAGATCAAAGAATTAGAACAAACAGCAATTCAGGAAATTGATTGGACTCCTGTAAATGATCTTAATGACTTTAAAGAACACCAAGAATTCTTACACAAACTACTTACAAACAAAGATTCATTTATTCGTAAAAAAATTATTGAACAGAATCTAGCATACCTAAACAATCGTCTTACATATTATATAGTAAAACTTGGATTGCCCCATCAAGTGGTATTCCAAAACGACCTTGCTGTTGAAATTACACAACTTGGTCAAGACCTAGACTTTGATAACTTATCAAGAGGTGAGCGCAATAGACTAATACTTGGTATGAGCTTTGCATTCCGTGATGTTTGGGAGAGCTTGTATCAAAATATCAATCTATTGTTTATTGATGAGTTGATCGACAGTGGTATGGACACAGCAGGAGTTGAAAACTCGCTGAGCATACTTAAAAAGATGGGTAGAGAGCGACGCAAAAATGTGTTCCTTATCTCACACAAAGACGAACTTGTTGGTCGTGTTAATCACGTACTTAAGGTTATAAAAGAAAACGGCTTTACAAGTTATGCTAACGACATAGAGATTGTAGAATGAGTGCAGAAATAGTAGTAAGCAATATGATTGGTCAAGGAGAAATTGCAATAGACAGACTCTACATGGGCTTTCCGAACAAAATTTATGTTATTAACAAGGACTTCTCAGAATACAAAGGCGAAATCACTAAACGTTCAATTACAGTTAAAGGTAAAGAAGGCAACTATAGATCACATGTATACAAAACACATGATGGAAGATGGTTTGATAGAGCTGGGATGCCTATTAGCAAACCATTATCATTAGAAAAAGACGATGAGTAATATAAAAGACGACATACATGATCAATTAACAAAAGCATACATGGAATACTTCAAAGAAAATGAAAAATTTGAAGCTAGAAATTCTGTGCGTACACATGCAGCCGCCCGCAGATGGCTAAGAGAAATACGAAAATTAGCAAGATTACGGTCAATTGAAATACACGAACAACACAAAACCAAAAAAGAGGCAGACACTCAATAGGCTTGGTTAAGTATCCATATGCAGTGGACTTACCAAGGACAAACAATAGACACAATACCAGAAGAGTATGAAGGATTTGTTTATCTTATTACCAACACCACTACAGACCAAAAGTACATAGGCAAAAAACTAGCAAGATTTAAAACTACTAAGCCACCTCTAAAAGGCAAAAAAAACAAAAGACGTGGAACCAAAGAAAGTGACTGGCGCGACTACTGGGGTAGCTCAGAAAGACTAATCGCAGATGTTGCACAACTAGGTCCAGAGAAATTCACAAGAGAAATACTATACCTATGTAAAGGTAGGGGAGAAATGTCCTACATAGAGGCACGAGAACAGTTTGACAGGCGAGTACTTGAACGAGATGATTATTATAATGGAATCATTAATGTTAGAGTAGGTGGTTCAGACAAGCTACGACAGGCATTGCTAGAACAAAACATCAAGGCAAAACAATCTAACACATAAGGTTGGCGGGCCAGTTTGTAATACCGCTGAGGAAAAGGTCCTGTGAGAAGGACACTCGTACACGTTGAGCCGCGTCCGGTAGTAGGGCGGCAGGATTGACGTAGGTTGATGTTAGCAATCGAAAAACACAACACAGTTCATAAAAACTCCTTGCAAAGGAACGAAGCGGGAGGTAGCGAAGCGATCCGCGAAGCGGTAAAGCGGTTAAGCAGATTTTTTCGTAATGTCGACGTAGGTTGGGAAAGGTCAGAGCCCATTGAACAGAGTGTATAAACAAACACCTACTTCCGAATCTCGGCTGTGACGAACTCACATGAAGTTTTGAGATTAGATGGAACCGTAACAGGTTCCGTCTGACTGAAACAATCTACATGAAGCTAAAGTGCTTCGCACTTATTATTAATCATCTTTAAAAAAGATTAAGTGTTTGAGCGACAAGCGAAAACACAAATGAGCTTTAGCTCATTTCATTACAACTACAATCAATGTAAATCAGGATCACGTCCAAAACCAGGTTTAACTGTAGAATGTTGTGTTTCTACTATTTCGTACTCCGCATGTGGGTTTTGACTTTTTAATATGTGCAAGGATTCGTTGGCTTGATGTAAATCGGGCAGTTTTTCAACTACAACTTCTTTGGTTCTTGCATCTATGATGTGCCAATGTGTGTACATATTATATATGTCCTATCCAATGGGTACAATCATCGCAAGGATCATCAATATTACTATCCATAGTAGAATATTTAAGTCTCTTTGGTATGTGATAAATATATTCATATAAAGATTACAGGAATATGCTATGCTAGTACACCAAATTATTGCTGAACAAACGATAAATTTTAGATCTGTTGATATTTTAAAACAAATACCTGATGGGACGACTGTAGAACGTCCTGCAAGGAACTTGTCGGGCCGCCCTACAACTATTACACTAACCAAAAATGGAAATGTTTGGGAGCCTAATGCATCAGGCACTATTACAGGTGACGGGCAAGCAAAAATCAAAGTAGTAAAAGGCAGAGCAGTAAGCGGCAAACTTTCAGGTACGCTTACACAACAGGCATTTTCTAAACTAGGTATTACTCCGCAAGTTAAACTTAGTATTCCCAAAGGTGATCCTCACAATATCAAACCTGAAACACCATATAAAAGAGGTCGTGTTACATGGCTTCAATATGACGCAGAAGGTAACGCTACAAGAAAAACCGGATCATTAGATCAGTTTGATGCAGAATACAAAAGAAGAGCTAAACTAAATGTATCAGTAGGTAAACAATATGCATCAGAAACTTATAATTTGAAGCAGCAGACGCTAAGAAGATCAAAATGGTTCCGCACATCATACATGGGGCTTGCGTGGCTAGCGGCTGGATACACAGCATATGACATGTTTGGAACATACTGGAACAACACGGGTGATAAAAAAGCTAGATTGATGTACATGGTTAACGATGGATATATGGACCAGCAAGACTTTAAAATTGTGTATCAACAATACAAAAAAGAACAACTGGCAATATTGTTTTCTGGTGTTGAATCAGTAGGTGTTAGTTTGTTAGTTGGTGCTATTGTTGCAAGAGTGGGTACAGCAAGAGCATTGAGCGTTGCAGCACAAATTGGTAGAGCAGGCGGAAAACTACCAAGATTTAGTTTGCCTACACTGATTGGCTGGGGCATTGGAGTGGCAGCTACTGTTGGTGCAGAATACTTGTTAGGCAAAATGGAAAGAGACACGTTCTATCAAATGTTTATAGACTGGGCAAAAGGGGACGACGAAGCTGTAGGAGATCAATTTGATCAAAGCAACTTACCTGCGGACTTACCACAGCATAAACCATTTAGCCAAGAAGACATGCAAGAACTAGCTGATAGTTTGAAAGAAAAAGTAAAAAACAAGGAAATTGACGAGCCAGGAGTTAGTGATCCTAAAGATGTTGACCGTGTAATGAAAAATTTTAGAAACCTGAATTAAACCAGCGGCAATCCAGATTTTTTAGTGCTTTCGATATTGTCTTTGATGATATTTTGAAGAATTTCTCTATCCTCTGCACTGTAGGACCAAAATAGATCGTTTGCAGTTACACCCCCACGCATGTACCAACTTATCCTATAAACTTCGTCTTTGATTTGTTTGGCTTCGAGATCGATTCTTTCAACTTCCTTCATTATGTCAGAATCGTTGAGTGGTATTAGCTTTTGACGAAAAAATTTGAAGCGTCCAAATCCATTGCTACATTATTTTCATGTTCGCATTCAGCACATTTAATTTTTTGATCTTGGATTTTCCACTCGTTTCTTTGTTCTTCTAGATGATTTTTTATTTTGTCAAAGAATCCAACTTCACTGTTGTTAATCCAGTCATTGATTTGCTGGGGATTGTTTACAACTGTGTCATCTGCTTCAACGGCAAGTATTTGTTTTTTAAATGATTCGCTTTGAGAAACACCTAACTTTTTATAAAATTCGTCTAGTCGCTGTGTTCTAACTTTTTCTTCAAGATCACCTATAGTTTTTTGTAACATTCTGCGTAGTTCATAAGTTTGTAATTGTAAATCAACAAATTCTTTATAGCTGTAAGGACGTAATTTTACAGTCAGCGGATCGCAATATACATGATTTGAATAAGTCAAGCCAGCAAAGTATTCTAAAGCGCGAGATAAATCAAAATCGCTTTCATTGTCTGTGTTACATTTAGTACATTTGAATTTTGTTTGTAGTTTTTGACCATATGTAGCAATTCTAATTGCAATAAGCACACTGTCAATATCTAATTGTGGCATTTGCCAAGGATCTTTTATAGCTGGTATACAACTTTTAACTACAGAAACCACACTTTCCCCACTAAAAAGTGCATCAGGAGTTTTGAACATAATTTCATCCATGGCTGTCATACCGTATACAGGAATGTTTGTAGGATCACCTTCCAACATACCTTCAGGATACCATTCTCCTTTACTAGGTAAAGAAAGGTAAACTTTAGGTTGTCTATAATACTTCGTTAATGGATTTTGTTGTTCCATGTTTTACTCCGATAAATACTTTATATTATATTTATATGGCAAGAATTTAGGATCTAACAAAATATGGCTACAATCAAAATAACTGGTGATCAAGTTGAAATTGACAACATAGCAACGGAATCTACGCTTTCTGCTCTAGCAGAAAAAATGGGCGCCGTTAATGTTGCATCTACCAATATTAGCGATAATTTGCAAAGGACTGCTGAATCTGCAGATAAATCTAGTGGAATATTTGGTATATTATCCAGCACAGCCGCCGGAACAGTCAAATCCATTGGTGGTTTTGGTGCTAGTGTATATGATGGAACAGCACGTATAAGCACAGCTACAGGCCTACTAGCTAAGAATTTTGGACAAATAGGCAAAATAGGGATGGGTCCTGTAGATGCTATAGTGCAAGCAGGCGAAGGTTATGTGAATACTTTCAGAAGTATGAGCGAATCTGGAGCAGCATTTGGTGGAAATATTTTAGAATTAAAAAATAGTGCGGCAAACACACGTATGACTCTCGACGCATTTGCCAATGTTGTAACTAGTAATTCACAAGGATTTGCAGCTCTTGGTGGTAATGTTAGTGCTGGTGCAAGATCTTTTACAAGATTTAGTGAAGCGTTTTTTGAGTCAAGTGAAGGTTATGCTGATCAATTAATGATGATGGGTATGAGCACCGAAGGCATCAATGAAATGCTGGCCAAACAAATGACCATTAATAGACGTGCTAATCTAACTGATGAACGACAAAGAAATCTTTTGTTACAATCTACTATGTCATTAGCGGGTGAAATGGATGCTATGGCAAAACTTACCGGTAAACAAAAAGATCAAATACAAGCAGAAATTGATGCTAGTATGCGTAAAGGACAAGTTGAAGCTAAATTCCGTTTAATCGAAATGGAACAAGGTAAAGAAGCGGCAATGGCTGCAAGACAACAGTATCAACAAGCAATGATGACTGCAAGCATGGCAGGTCCAGATGCTATTGCAGCAGTTGAAGAAACATTTGCTCTAGGTCAAGTAAAAAGTGAAGCAGCAAGAAAAGGAATTGTTGCACTTGGACCTGCAGCTGATAAAGTACAAGGTGCATTTAGAGCTATTGCAGACGCACCCCTTAGCAACAATATCGATACTATGGTTAACAACATGGGTGGAGCAATAGTTGAAAGAATAAACAGTAAAGAGTTTTTACAAACAGCAGTTTTAGCAGACGCTAACCAATTTGGTCAAGCCGCAGCAACCATGTTAGAAAGCGGTGGTGATTTACAAACAGCAGTGCAAAGATACAGAGATGCTGGCAAGACTTTTTCAGAAGCACTTGAACTTGCAAAAGAAGATGCTAAAAAAGAAGCAAAAGGTCAAGGAGCAGGTGCAGAAATTACAAGAACAATTAATTCAGCAGAGCTTGCAATAGGACAGCTTGGATCAGATATAAATGATAAGTTACTTGGTCCTGAAGGACCAATTGCTCAATTAGGAGAAGGGTTTAGGGCATTGGCTGATCAAATGGGTCCTGCAGGTAGAATGAAAATGTCAGGATCTGTTGATGAGTTGACTAATACATTATCAAAATCAATGGGACTTACAAGTGGCGCAAGTGACGCAAACGACGCACAAAAACAATCAATACAAAATGTAGCCAAGAGCATACAAAACATGTATGATGATGCAAACACTACTGAAGAACAAAAAAGAGAACTTGCAGAGCTAACAGGTGTGATTGCTACACTCAAAACACAAATTCCACAGGTTGGCGAAATAATAGAAGCAGAAATTCTTGTTGCAGGCGGATTAAAAAAGTATATAGATGATCAATTTGTTGGCGGCGAAGATTTGATGCGTAAATTACAAAATCAACCTGATATAGACGTAGGTGATTTACCAGATGCAATAAAAGATATGAAATTTGTTGCAGATGCTGTTACAAGTGGTAAAGCACCAGGCAATGTAGGAAATACTGATTTATCTGCAAGAGATATCC